GGTCAGATGCGTGCGCTTGCCGCGATCATGACCCGGACGTTTACCGTGACGCTGCGGATCCAGAGCCCTTCCAAGGTGTTCCGGTCTTATGGCGCTTTTATCTCCGAAGGTCTTGCCGACGGCATCCGCAGCGAGCTTGACGGCGTGAAGCATGCCTCGCTGGACGCTGCTGCAGCGTCGCAGAGCGGCTTTACGGATGCCCCGTATTTGACCAATACATCGGCGGTCCGCGAGACAAAGAGCACACGCAGCGCGGCTGCCGCGACGCCGGCGGCGCCGGTCGTGCAGAACATCTATGCGCAGAAGCAGTCCCCGGCACAGATGCTGCGCGAGGCAAAATTTTTGCAGGAAAGGGCGGTGCTGATCGGTGTTTGATCTGCGCGTCGTCAGCGGGAACACCTCGCTGAAAATGGGACATCGGCAGTCCGTTTACAAGATCACAACGCTCACCGGAATCGACGGCATCCCGGTGAGCGTTGTTACATCACAGGGCTTTGAGCAGGTGGGGGAGTCTGTGGACAGCATGTCCGTCGGCTCGCGTCAGATCGGCCTCATCGGCCGGATCGACAACTTTACCGGCGAACAGCTGCAGGCGCTGAATACGGCGTTTCTCCCGATGACGACCGTCCGGCTCTACTTCGAGGAAAAGTACTGGATCGACGCGGTCATCAAGGAGACACCGGTGTTTACCTACAGCCTGCGGACGGTGCTCTTTGCCGTGCAGCTGCTGGCGCCGTATCCGTATTGGAAGAGCGTCAAAGAGCACTATTACAAACTCGGCGGCTCGACCGGCGGCTTCAATTTTCCGGTATCCTACGATACGCCGCACAATTTTGAGCAGTTCAACGAGACGCTGTTTCTCAACTGCGTCAACCGCGGAAACACCAGAGTGGATTACAGCGCGGAGATCCGATGCACGTCCGGACAGGCCGCCAACATCACGCTCACGAACGCCGGAAACCAGAAATTCATCGCCGTCAAGACGACGCTTACGGCGGCGGACACCGTGCGGATCTTCCGCGAGAATAACATCCTTCGCGTGACGAAGGAGACCGCCGGCCAGACATCGGACATTTTCAGCGCGCTGGACGAAGATTCCAATCTGTTCTTCATGGACGTCGGTGACAACGTGATCCGGGCGGACAAGGAGAGCGGAGACGGACGGCTGGCGGTCGTGATCCGGTTTTGCGACACGGTCGCGGGGGTGCGCTATGGCATTTAACATCTACGACGAATCGCTTACCCGCGTGGGCGAGATCCGTACGGTCATCTCGTCCACCTGGGAAGAAAAATTCGCGGACAAGGGAATATGCCAGCTCGTCGTGGCGAACTCCGAGGCGGCATCGAGACTGCTGCTGCCGGGGCGTTTCGTAGGAAAAAACGATAAGTCCACGCTCTGGCAGATCAAGACGAAGGAAAAGCGCGAGGGAGAGCTGTGGATCAACGGCTTCACGGCAAACTATACGCTACTGGATGACCGCGTATACGACGGTATCCACACGTCCAATGTCGTGGCGGACGACCTTCGCGCGGCAGTCATCGGAAAACGCGCGCCGGGCATCGTTGCGCTGGCTGCGGACCGTGGACTGACCGGCTCCGTCGTTTCCGAGCACACATACCCCACACTGTTCGAGCTTTCCAAGGACCTGTGCGGCTCGGTGGATTACGGCTTCCGATTCGTCCACGACCGGGCCGCGAAGAAACTGCTTTTTGACGTCTTCGCCGGGCAGGAGCAGTCAAACGCCAAGTTTTCCGAGGCGTTCGGCAATCTGGCAAATCTTGTCCTGCAGCAGTCCGACGCGGATTTTAAAAACGTTGCCTTTGTCGGCGGCGAAGGGGATGGCAGCGAGCGGATATTCGTTGTGTGCGGCGATACGACGGCCGAAGGGCTTGCCCGGCATGAGCTCTTCGTCGATGCGCGGGATCTTCGCAAGGAGAACGGGCAGACACAGACGGCATACGAAGATCTTCTCAAAGAGCGCGGCCTGCAGAAGCTGAACGAACATAACCGAAAGCTGAGCGTGACATTTGATGTGGATCCGGCAGACTTCGGCACGGCGTACAGTCTCGGCGATACCGTGTGCTGCATCCTCCCGGAGGACGGGCTGAAGCTGTTTGTGCGGGTGATCGCTTTTGAGGAGACGATCGAGGACAACCGCACAGCGCTGTCCCTCACGATCGGCACACCGGTCATACAAACGATTGGAGGTAACAAATGAGTGAATTTGCCTACCCGCTCGGCGGGAAACAGGATTATACGTCGGCGCAGGCCGGAGCCTTCCACGGAACGCGGACGTCTGGCGTGTGGTCCGGCGAGGATAACCTGAAAGTGACGATCACCGGCGCACGGCAGCTGACGCTGTCCAAGGGCATTGCCTGGTTCACGACGGAAGAGTATTGGGGCAAAGTCTACGTCAATACGGCGGACATCAACTTTACTCTGCCGGTCGCGGATGCGGTCCTGGATCGTATCTGCCGCCTGGTCATCCGCTGGGACAAGACGGCCAACACCGCAACGGCGCAGCTGCTGATGGGCGATCTGGGCAGCTCACCGACAGCGCCGGCACGATCCAAAACGGACGAACTGTACGATCTCGTCCTTTGCGACTATCTCGTAGCACACGGCGATCTGGCGGCCACGGCGGCGAATCTGACGGACCAGCGCCTGAACGAGGATCTCTGCGGTCTGATGAGGGACGGCGTTACCAGGATCCCGACCGCGGTGCTGGAAGCACAGGTATCTGCGCTGCTGGATCAGCTTCGCGCCGCCATCGAGCAGGCGGCAAGCGGGCAGATCGCGGACGGCACGATTACAACGCCCAAATATGCCAACAAGTCCGTCACTGCCGAAAAGCTTGCGAACGATATTCCGTATACGAAGTTCGGTCTTGTAGCCGATCAGGTGCGGCACATCTACACCGGGACGAGCGAAACGCCGCCTGCCGAGTGGCAGCCGGGCGACGTATACCTGCAATATTCTGTGTGAGGTGATCTGAATGGGAACGTTCAGCACTGTAGCGCCGACAAACGTCGTCGGGTGGAGCGCGGAAGTATCCGGCGAATACGTTAATATGTATAACAAAGGGAAGTATGGCTATGCCTACTTTTCTAAGTGTGCTATTACGCGACTTTCCGACAACTCTATCTGTGTGCGGATAAAGATGTATTCCAGCGGGATTATGGGATGGGGACCGGGGAACAGAGCATCGTACCTCCCATGGGGCAATAACGGCACAGCAAACGAATTTGGCCCTGAAGAAGTTTACAATTACGGCGACGGCTATTATCTTGCCGCTACCTATTACTACACGCTTCCTGCATCATATAAGGGTACGACGGTAACCGCCGGAATGACATGTGGGCGCAAACCCACTACAGCAAACAGCCCGGTCACTCTTACCGTACCGGAGCCGGTCGGCGATATTCTGTATTTGAACGTGAACGGCGCGGCAAAGCAAGTGACGCGCGTTCTGCTGAATGTCAACGGAACGGCAAAAGAAGCCCTTGTCAAAGCCAATCCATAAGGAGGAGAGAAATAGTGCTCACAGTGGACAAGGATAACACCATCCACCTGACGCGCGGCGACAATCTCGTTCACTGCATCGGCAACGCTGCTCCGGCAGGCGATCTGGCAGAAGCAGAGCAGTGAGTGGGTGAAAATCAAAACACTGTAAGGAGGTATATGGAAATGAACGGCATTGACATTTCCCAGTGGCAGGGCGACATGGACCTGACGCCCTATAAAGACGGCTTTGTCATCCTCCGCGGCGGGTTCTGGACGAGCACGGACCCGTGGGCGGAGCGGAACATCGCAAAGTGCGAGAAGCTCGGCATTCCGTGGGGGCTTTACTGGTATTCCTACGCGCTCAACGAGGCGCAGGCACGGCAGGAGGTGGAGGCTTGTCTCAGGTTTCTTGCCGGCCGGAAGCCCCGTCTCGGCGTGTGGTTCGATATGGAGGACGCGGACGGGTACAAGGCAAAGAACGGCTTCCCGGAGAATGAGACGGTCAACGCCATGTGCAAAGCGTTCTGCGCAGCCATGGAAGAGGCCGGGAACAAAACCGGCGTATACGCAAATCTCGACTGGTTTGAGAACCGAATCGGGGACACGGGGTACGACCGCTGGATCGCCGCGTGGGGCGCAAACGACGGGGAGCATTATCCCGATCTGTCTGGAAAATGCATCTTTCACCAGTACCGCGGGGAGCCGCTCGACCTTGATATCATGCACGTCCCGCTTTCGTACTTCGGGGAGCGGGAGGAGCAGAGCCCCTCCCCTGCGGACCCCGATGGGAAAGACGGGATGCTTGTGAGCATTCCGGCGATGGCGCAGGAGGTGCTCGACGGGAAGTGGGGCAACGGCGAGGAGCGAAAGCAAGAGCTCGGCGCATGGTTCTACGACCTCGTGCAGGGCGAAGTAAACAGAATTTTGGGGGTCACAAAATGAACGAATGGGGCGTGGTCTGCGTGATCGTAACGCTGGTAGGTCTGGCCGCTGCGATCATCAAGCCGATCGTGCAGCTCAACACAAACATCGTCAAGCTGACCGATGCTGTGGAAGGGCTGAAAAACGCACACACCAAGATGGAAGCTGACAACGAGGAGGAGCACAAGGAGCTTCACGAGCGTATCAACCACCGCAAGAAAGAAAACGAGGACCTCGATGACCGCGTGGCTGACCACGAGCGCCGTATCGGTATCCTCGAACATAAATAATTTCAGGAGGACAAGCACATGAACGAGATTCTGGCAACCTACAGTCTGGAGATCATCAAGGCCGTCGTACTGGCGATCTTCGCCATCATCGGCGTGTATGCCGCGAAGCTTCAGACAAAGTACATCGACACGGACACCAAGCGCAAGATCGCGGCAACCACGGTCGCGTACATCGAGCAGGTGTACAAGGATCTTCACGGCGACGAGAAGCTTGCGCGCGCCCTTGTTGTCGCGGCATCGATGCTGTCGCAGAAGGGCATCAAAACAACGGAGGAGGAACTGAAAGTACTGCTGGAGGCTGCGGTCAAGGAAATGAACGATAAATTTAAGAAAGAAACCGCGGCAGCCCAGAGCGCGCTTGAAGAGACTCATAATACAGGATTTACCGTCAAACCGGCCTCTGAATGACAGAAAAACGAGGGAGCGAAAATACCCCCGACACACCCTCGTTTTGACATGATTTTTGACACGTTTTTCGTGCCCGCGGCTACCACGACCGACCGTGCACGAACACATAGAGAAAATACGGAAAACCGTTGATAAACAAAGAAAACTCCGGAAGCTCAAGGCTTCCGGAGTTTCTTCATTTTGGCGGAGAAGGAGGGATTCGAACCCTCGATACCCTTGTGGGGTATACACGATTTCCAATCGTGCGCGCTC